AGGAATATAAGATGTATTTGAATCATAATGATTTGATCTTTTTGTCAATATCTTTTCTACTTTACCAATCACAGCTCCTCGTTTCATACGGAAATCATAATCATTCCAATTGATTCCTTTTTGGAAAATCAGTTCTTGCATTTGATCAGTCTTAACACCGTGAAGTTCTTTAGTACTATAAAGACTTTGAGCAACTGAGGAAATACTGTTTCTTACAGCGTCTTGTTGTCTCCAAATAAAATAGTTTTTAACCTCATCAATAAATGGAATTTGAAAAGCTCTGGCATCAAATTCTGCCATTTTGAATTTTCCAATATCTTCAGGCTCTAAAAAGATCATGCTATCTTCCATGTATCTTACTAACCTAAGTTTATTGAATTCTGCAGTGGCCATTGAAGCAGCAACACTTACCATTTTCTGTAAGTTATTGTCAAACCAAGCATGAGTTCCTAATTCATCAAAATCTGTTAGGACTAAACTAATCTCATCTGATTGTACGTAACCAAATTTAACGCCTTGGATATTTTTACATAGATATGCAGTAGTTGCATTCATGTCTTCAATAAGTCCTTGGTCAAATGGTCTCTCTAAGCCTTTCGTATAAGTGTGAAATGCCTTTCCGTCGATACGGATAATTGTGTAGGTTCTCCTTGGGAGTTTGATTCTGGTTCTATCCTCGTAGAACTCTTTCATTCTGTCGCCTAGCGCGTCTTTCATAATATATGTTTTGTGCAACCGTCGTTAGTTGGATGCTTGTTATGTTTATTATATAAGGAATTTATAAAAAGTTTCTTAAATATTAAAATAAGTCTTTGATTAATTCAAATAGTGTTGGTTTCTTTTTTATGAATCCTATAGGAGCATATTCATGTAAAAAAGATCGCTTCTTAACATCTGATAATAGATCAAAACCTTGCCAATTTGAAATAATATCAACCATTTCACAAATACCTACGGTTTTGGCAGCTTCTACAAGTTGCTCGTAAACCTCTAAATCTGTTGATGCTGTATATTCACCTAATGTTGTGATTTTTGGTGGATTAGCTTGTCTTTGACCTTGTTTGTTTAGCATGTTAGCTGCTATGATTGCTGAATATGGAAAACTCATAATTTATTTGTTTTAATTAGATATGTAAATATAAACAAAAAACTCCAGACTAAAAAATCTGGAGTGTTAAAATTATGTTAAATTTAATAAAAGCATCCTCTTGCTCTTGCACGTCTTACAGCTTCCCTGTCCCTCTGTATTTCTTCTCTCCAACCGCATCTTGTTTCTGCATAGGCAATTCTTTTGTCCCATTCAAGAATATAACCTTCACGCTTAGCAAGACTTTCAACATACTTAATATAATCTTCAGTATGTTCTCTCTCATTCATCATTCTTACAAAATCACTTGATACCATACTTTATTTCGTTTTATGCCATAAAACTTCCGTGACTGGTTTCTTTCTAGCACTTCTAAAAGTACCATAATCTCTTTGAATCATAATCTGTAACTTTGTGAATAATTCATCAAATGATTCTTGTTTTTCTTTAAAGGAATAGTCTGTATAGTAACAATCTTCATTATCGATTAAAGCTGTTACAGGTCCTTTATAAAATTGTTTCATAATATACAATCCTTCTGGATAATGCACAATTGAAAATCTTTTTCTGATCTTTTTTAATAATTTTGCTTTCATGTTTTATTTGTTTTTAAATTGATGAGCAATAAGTAAAACTATAATTAGTCCTATAATAATTCCTAAAAAACCACCTATAATACTTGTCATGTCTTATTTGTTTTAAATTATTTTATTTATGATTTTTAAAGAAATCTAAAATCCTATCGCTAAATGAAAGTACAATGGCGATAATTATTACTGCTGTTATTAAACTCATTTTATTTGTTTTTTATTTTTTTAAACCACACAGGTATCTCAAATTTTTCAATTGGTGAATAACAAGAAGCACTAAATTTATTTAATATTTCAAGTACCTCTTCCTCACTATATCTTTCCTCTTGTTTTTCAAAACCATACTTCTCAAGCAATCTTATAGCTTGTGATTCATTATTACATTCAAGACATATTTTAATATACTGTAATAATCCATATTCGAGTGTTTCTTCATTTACAAGAATTTGACCCACTTCTAAAATATCGGTTTGTTCTTCTTCTGGCATTAATTCACTTAGACCGGTCAATGAACCACAGTTTTTACAAGAGATATTAACCTCGCTGTAAGTTTCTTCTGTATCATCGTCAATTTGTTCTGAGATGTGATATTCAAACATTTTATTTGAACCACATATACCGCAAATTACGTGGATTCTAGGATTTGCTATTGCCATCTCTCTATTTTAAAGTGGTTTCTAAAGTTGCTTGGTATGCTGATGTCTTATAAGGATCGTTGTTATTTTCTTTAATAATTCCAACGAATAATTCTCTGGCCTTTTCGATACCATGATATTTTAAAACTAGAGAGCCTGCAGCGGGAACTGTGATCGGCATTTTTTCATCGTGCTTCTCGCAAATTTCATCAACTACACCCTTTAATTGTTCTTTATAAGTTGGCTTTAATTCATCTAAAGCCTCTTCTAACATCTCAGAGAAACAAGTACCTCCATTATAGAATTGTCCAATGAATGAAATACTTCCATCCTCGCTTCTACTAAGCTTCATGAAATAATCTTCATCATTTGACTCTTCATGTTCGATTACTCTATAAAGTTTCTCTCCATGAATAAAATACTCTTCAGGTACTCTTTCACGTTTATATTCATATTCATTAAAGTTTTCTCTAAAGTCTTCTTGCCAATCCTCGCCTAATTCAATATTATGACGTGTTGCAATTGCTCTGCAAGTTTCCTCTAGAGTTCCAGTTAAACGTACTGGATATAATCTACCTGTGTGAAATTCTGTTTGACTCATCGTTATACTACTCTAAATTCTGTGTTACTAATTCTTTCGGTGCTTCCGTCATGTTCGATTGCAAGCCTTCTATTTAACATGTCGATAAAATGACGTTGTGCTTTATTATCTGGCCTAGTATCTGGGTCAATAAATTTTAAAAACATATCGACTTGTTCTGGTCTAAAACCTCTCATGAAATTTGGATTGTATATTTCAGAGTTTGTTAATATTCTAATCGAACCGTGAGCAAATAAATATTGAACTGCCTCATCTACTAATCTTGTAGTTTTACCAGTTTGTCTCATTATTCTTCGTCTTGATTAAATTTTGTTATACGTAATAAAATAAAGAATGGAATTACAATTGCATAAAATTGCCATGTCATAAATGATATTTTACCAAAGGCTGAAAGTGAAAATCCTAACCATAAAGGTCCTATGTGTCTGTATACGTTATTCATTTTCTTAAGGTTTATAAATTACTACTGACACTTTCATGTCCTTTAACTCTGTTTGAATAATTTTTTTGATTCTATTCCAATCTCCACCAGCCAATCCAGCGCCAATCTTTGGTAAGCCAATATGTTTACCTTTAAAAATATGATTGATTTTGCGCATGCATAAGGTCAATGCCTCATAATCCAGCGGCTTTGAAACTCCATCCGTGTGATTCTTACCATACTTGAATTGTGTGTATGAATTCACAACGCTTAATGTTGGTTCGTTTTGATTGTTTTTAAAACCAGCCAAAGACCAAACTGCATTTTCACCAAGTACGAATGTTTCGTAATCAATATTACCAAGTTTCAAAATACTTGGACCTTCTGCTTCCATTTGAAATTTATCAACATCAAAAGCTTTTGCCATTTGAGGTGCAATGCCAGCTCCCATATTTGAAAGGCAATTACAACCATGCGTAATCACATCAAACTTTCCATGTTTTGCTAGCGCAATTAAGTCACCTTCTATTTCTTGATAGTTCATCTTATGCTAATCTAAAGTTCTTTAAAAAATCTCTTAAGAAAACGATTTGATCTGCTTCCTTTTCAGTTTCTGTAAATTTTCTTTTCCATTCAGTATAGTATTGAAACTCATCATGAATATCTGGATAATTACGTGAATCAAAATCTGGCCAAGCAACTTTATCAAATACTCTATCATCAACTAAAAAGACTACAGCCGTTAATTGGTCACCTAAATCTGGCTCATGAAATGTTGCAACCTGCGTATTATTTGACACAAGCGTTAATAAATGATTGTTTAATGAGCCAAACGGTAATCCATCTTCAAGATTAAATCTTGTGTTAGTTGTACCTCCATTCAAAATGATAAATGTTTTATCTTCTCTTGCCCATTTTTGGTATGCTGGTGTTGAACCAAATTCTAAGCCGTATTCGACTACTGCATGACCAAATTGGATGCCTTGTTGAATTGGACTTAAGTTGTATGGCACGAGGCCATACATTCTATAAGTTCTATTGCTCATCAGATTCTACAGATTCGTTTTCTTCTTCGACACGCACTTCAACTGATTGTAACTCGTATCTTGAACCGATGATTGGATCGTGTACTAAGACCACTCTGTCTACTGTTTCTGTTTTTGGTTTTTGTTCTTTTACCATTTTATATTAGTTTTAAAAATTTTAATTCTTCAACAGCTGCATCAAATGCATCTTGCCATGTTCGGTATAAATACCATTCTCTAACTTCGATTAGTTCATAGTTTCCGAAATGCTCATATTTGTATATGTCAAATGCATATTTTGGAGCACTTGTTTGATCTAAGCTAATTTCTACAACATATCCTAGTGTTGCTAATGAATCTATAGTGTACATTAGAATATATTAAATGCAGTTGTGTTTGTTTTTTCTTCGTACTCATTATCTGCAACATCTCTATAACTATTTGTTGTATAGATTTTTTCAAAATAGTTTTTTAGTTCTTTAAAACCAGCGCTAAAAATACCATGAGTTACAACTAAATAAACTTTAGCAGTTGGTCGACTATCTTTGATAACTTTTGCTAATTCAATAAAAGTTCTACCGCCATCACAAATATCATCGATGATTACATACTTTAAATCTTCGTGTTGATCTAAGACAGGAATCTCAGTTCTAAGAATCTTGCCAGTTTTCATATCACGTACTTTACTTGCTGTGATAATTCTATCGATTTTAAATTCTTTAGCAACATCAAAGATCTTTTTATAAGCGCCTGCGTCAGGACTCACTAAACAAATTCTACTTCGTGCGTCATTCTTATTATCAATGTCTGTTAATGCATCTTTAACTAAACGATGATTATTATGCTTGTGATAATTATTTAAACAGGCTTCTAAAACGTCTGAATGCGGATCCAAAACAGTAACTCTTGAGAAGTTTTGTGCATTAATAATTGGGCAAATAACTGTTTTAAGATAGTTACTAGTACCTGCTTCAAATTTACGATCAGAACGAGCTCCTAAGAAATAAGGAACATTTAGCTTAACATTTTCAACGTAAGAGAATTCTCTTAGAGCTTGATTAGCTGAGATAATAACTTCTAAATCCCTGAATGAATTTAATCGACTTGTAATACTTACCGTGATTTTGTTAGGTAAATCTGCATCAACCATATCTAATGTGATTGATTGCTGTCCATCTGGAAATCGAGAGATTTTGTATTTAATATCTGAATTTTCAGGGTTTACTAAGTTTAATCTTTGTATCATGATTTGTTCTTTTTAATTATATGTAAATATACACAAAAGTTTTAATATGGTAAAACTTTTAACGCTTTATTATTCAAACTTATTAACAATTATTCTAGCAGCTACTCTAGTTCCCATTGCAGTTTCTTCAATTGACCATTCAAATAGATCACTTTTCATAATCTCATCACAGATTTCTCGTTTAAGTCCTTGTTTAACCATATCTAATGCAAAGTTTGAATTTAAACCTGCGTTGCCACTGGTACCAAAGTTTCTAGGAAAGGGATCGCTAACATAAAGTCTTTCGATTTCACCCATCATTTTTTCAGATTTAATAATAACTGGTTGGCCTTGTTTTGTAACATATACTGCATTATTGCCAGTAAAATTAGTACCTCTTGTTTTAAAGAGATCAATCACAGATTGAATTGGTCCAAATAAAAATGGTATCAAATCAATTTTTTGGTTTAATAAGTCTTTGATTTTCATAATTAGCTTCTGTATCTTAATTCATTTTGACGATAAACGCTTAACACTGATCCTTGACCATGTGTAATTGCAAACTGGTACCCATAGTAATCATAAATGTAAGATGGAAAGTTCTCTGTTAAACCATCAATTGGATCAATTTCTAAACCTTCAAGACTTGCTAATTCCCACATTAAATTCATGATATGCAAAGATCTATCAGTGTATGTTGAATAATGACGCTCATCATACTTTTCTTGCTTCTTCAAGATTGTCAACATCAAATCATCAAATGTTGCGTCATCACAAACACCCCATTTTTGTTTGATTTTTTGAGCTCTTTCTCTTTGAATTCTATCTTTTTCTGCAAGTTTTTCAAAGTAATCTTCCATTGCTTTTTGGCCTTCAGGGCTTTTCATATATGATAGTGCGTCTTTCATAATTTTATTTGTTAATGATTACGTGAAACTTTTTGTCCAAACTTGCAATTAACTCATCTACATAAGCTTGAGCCTCTTCGTTTGATTCAAAGTTAGTTCCTATAGAATGTTTATAACTTAAATAAATTGAAACATTGGCTTTATTATGAATACGAAAAGGAGTTACTTTAAGCCATTTATAATCTTCAAAATATGATGACTGTCTTCTATTATGTGGATATCGATCTGTACCATCTCCTTTGATATATTCATTCCAACCTGCCGGAATTTCAGGATGCATACCATATTTAATTCCTAAGAATGTTTTAGGACGTGCTGGAATTGCATCCATCCATCGCCATGATGTTTCGGTTTCGTAATTTAAAGTAATTGATTCTACTTTGTCTAATTCAAAATAATGTTTTTTCATTTTATTTTTCTTTTCTAGGTTCTATAAATAATTCCTGTAAGTCGCAGAACATTGGATATAATTGATCTGTAACATCACCAAACCATCCAAGTTCTTGAATAAAGTTTGAGTTTTCTTTCTTGTACATTTCAAACATTCTGCTTCCAGTCATTTTTGAATATTGTACGTTTGCAATACGGTCGCATAGTTTTACGAAAGTTGCTCCTGGAGTCTCTCGAATTCCTTTGTAATAAGTTGCGTTTGCTCGTTCTTTACGGTTTTTACCTTTTTCATTTGAAACTGCATAAACGATTTCAGCCGCGTAGAGTCCTAAAACCTCTCTAACATCATTGTATGAAGTTCTAGTGTCTTCGATTAAATCATGTCCCCATGCACCTAAGATAACTCCATCTCTAAAAGATTCTTCTCCATTATTAGAATCTGGAAGTAAGTATAAATATTTAGCAGCTGTTGCAACTACCATTCTTAAATGAAATTCGTATGGAAGGTAAGTATCATACATGTGATTTGTATCAGCATGTCGCTTCATAATCCATTTTAATTTATTAGCATTTGAGATTGTTTTTTCCATCTTAGTAAGTATTAGTGATTTGTTGTGTTAAAATTCTTGAATCCTCTTCTTGAGAAGGAATCCCTAATGAAACTGATCTACCATAAGCATTTACTTTAATGATGGTTTCTCCATATTCATCAACTTCTGCTGAAAAATGTACAAAACCAGCACCTGTTGCTTTTTGATTAAAGCCAACCATATCTTTATGTTGGATTGCTGCTGAGAAGATGATTCCACAACCATCGATGATTACGTATTTTGCTGGATTTAACATACTATTTAACTTCTATAATGTTAGGATATTCGCTTGCCCAACCGATACGGTAACCTGAAGTCTTAATTGTATATGTAGAACCTTCTTTAAGTTTTCCATAAACATCACTTGAATAGAAGTTACCTCGTAACATATCATCTTCTAATTTAAAAGTACCTTTGTCTGTATAAACTACATAGAATGATGTGATTGTTTTTCCAGATTGCTCTGTGATTCTTTCTTTACCTTCTACTTTTACAGTATGAGTTTCGATGTGATTGTATGCTTTAACGTTGAAATAAATTGCTGCAATAACAAGAGCTGCAAATAATGCGATAAATAATTTAATTGATGTGTTCATAAGTTCTTTGTTTTAATTAGATATGTAAATATACAAAATACTTTTGATATAAAAAAATATTTTAGTAATTATTTTTAAATTAATTTAAGGGCTTCTTGTAAACCTAATTCTAATGCTTCTTCATAAGTATCGAATCTTCTTTCATTATGAATTTTTGTATACTCTGAATTGTACTTAATGTATTCTTTACCATTCATGTCCATAGAATATGGAATAAAATCCCATTTCTTAATGTTTGGTTTAAAAGTCATAAAGATATTAATATTATGAACTTCTCTTAACCATTTTTGAAGAAACGATTGTGTACTGCTTTTAATATATTTACTACATCCTATCGATGCTCCTCGTTTTCCTGATAAATTACCATCTAACATATAATCAGGCTCTCTGGTTTCTATATTAAAACCTTTCTCATTCGCTAGAATTGCAGTTTGAAAACTTATTATTTGTTCTTTCATAATTTTATTTAATTAATTTGTTTGATTACTAATTTGCCTTCTTTAATCCATGTTGGAATAAGAACCGATTTTACTGCATTTGAAGAGATAGTTTCAATTAGGCTCCATTCTTTTCTACGTTCTAACATTAATTGATATTCTGCAGAATTTTCTTCTTCAATTCTTTTTCTTTCTCGCGAGTCAAGCGCCCAATGTGCTTTATATACATCTTGCATATAATATTCTTTCCATTGTTCATTATACTCTCCCATTAATGTTTGAGTCCTTGGACAGTAATAAATAAAACCATGTAATTTCATGCAAATATCATTTCTCATGTCTGTATGAAACGAGATGTTTCTTTCAAGTGCCTGTAATGCACTCTTTTCTGAAGCATAGTAATAACTATTACCACCATTTGGTTTTATCATTTCTCCATTCCAAAGAATAATCCAACCCTCTAATTTATTATCGATCTTTGATTCAAATGATTCAACCCATTCTGAAGGATTAATTAGATTTACAATATCTGCTCTTTTAATTGCCATTAAGTATTTGTTTTAATTAGATATGTAAATATACAAAATACTTTTGATATAAAAAAATATTTTAGTAATTATTTTTAAATTAAATCTTCTTTGTCTATGTAAGTTTCTGTTGCAAATCCAGAATAATCACTGAATTTGTATTTTGAAACTCTAATTTTGTCAAGTTTGAAACCTAGAATAGTTCCATAATAAGTTTGCAAACTAGCTTTACTTGTCTTGTATTTAACTTTATCTCCTACTTTCATATCTTTAATAATCACAGTTACAGTTTTCAGGTATCATATCAACATCATCTAAAGCATCTACTATTTTGTTAAAGGCTGCATTCATTTCTTTTGTTCTTCTTGCAAAACCTTCAGATGCGTTTATTACTCCTTCTCGATATGCATATTCCATTAGAACATTTACATATCTTTCTCTAAAACCAAAAACACCATTAGCATCTCGAATCGTATGTAGTTCGCTTGCATCTTCCTCGTTGATTTTACCAGACTTAATATCGGCTTCAACTTTTTCCATTGCTGCCATTTTCAAAGTGTTAAACTTTGAAAAGTACTTTAAATCTTTAGGTACATCATTTAGTGTTTTTGCCTTTGCTTTATAAGCTGCTTTTCTTTCTTCCCAGTCCATGATTCTTATTTTAAATATTTTCTAATAAATTTTGTTTCTCTTTTGTTTAAAACCAACACATATTGAGATCCACTTTTGGTTTGATAAACTTGGTATCTTTGACCATTTTCAAAATGCCATTCATTTGTATAGCTATAGTCTTTGATGCTTTCTTCTGCAGATTTACATGAGAATGAAATAATCGCTAATAATATTAATAAAGCTTTCATAATTATGCTTGTTCTTTATAATTGTTAATCAAGCCTCCAATTCTGTTTGAAATTGCTCTCCGTGAATTGTATTCTTTTTGCTTAACATCTAAACTAGAAATTGAGTTCTGTAAAGATCTTAATTCAGTTAAAAGATACCCAACAGTTGATGTGTCTACGATCTTTTGAGATTGTTTAGCTAAATGAAAGCTTACAGCATCTTCTAATTTTTTACGATTCACATCCATTCTAGCAATACAACCTTCATAAGTATCAATAATGATTAAGTTAGCAGTTTTTTCAAATTCTTCCATGCCTGCTACAAATTTATCATCAATTTTAACAAATCTTAAACCTGAATGCGTTGGTACGTCAATTCTGCTTTTATCAATTCCAAATGCATCACAAACTGTAAAGAATAATTCAATGTTACTTGGTACATACTTACATTTTGTTTCAAACACATTCTCTGCATTAATTGAATACAAAGGAATGATACATTTATAGGCGCTCACTGGATAGTTAATAAACTCGATTTCTAAGTTATGAACTTCTTCAACTGTTTCATAGACTGGTTTGTGTGTTCTTGCAAATCTTATAGCAAAAACTTCATCTTCTAAAGTATTGTAAATATAATCTTCAGTATCGTCGTCGTATTCTCTAGTTGAATCAATTACAGCTTGAACCTCTTTGAATTTTTCAACTGAAATAGTGATTCCAAATTCAGTGTTATCGTAACCGATTAATTTACGGCCAGATGTTTTATATGTGATTGATTCTGGTTTTTCAGAAGTTACTACAAGTTCACCACTTCTAAAGCCTCTTAATGGATCGCTTGTGGATTTACCATTTACTTCCATTGTTGTGTTAAACCCATTTTTGAATGTGTAAAAACCTGTTTGAGAATCATAACCTACTTTAATTGAATTTTCCATGTTGTTTATCTTTTTAATTACTCTGTAAATATACGAAAAAAAGCCCAAACTAAAAAATTTGGGCTTAATTATTTTTCAAAAGTTACGAACAATTTTTAATTATTTTAATCCCACCAACCCTGCATACCACTACCATCAAACCATTTGTTGTAATTATCTGGATCGTTTTTCTCTTCTTCAGTTAAACTGTTACGATATTCTTTGTAACTCTTACCTTTGAAGATTTCCCATAGCTCATTCCACTCTTGCTCTTCAAGCTCGTGTGTGCGATCATAGACTTTACGGTTGTGTTCCTTTTCTTCAGGAGATTCTTTGTCAATCAATTGATATAACTTTTCACCTTTTTCGCCAAAAGGATTATCTGTAGTAGCTCCAGTCTCTTCAAATTCCCATGGATGATGGATAATCTCACCTAATTCAGCTTCAGCCATGGCAATATAACTATCTTCTCCGATATTCTTAAGAATCTGGATAGCTCTTTGCATCTTTTCAATCTTTTTACCGCGAGATTCAAAGACTTCCATGCCATCGTGCATTTTGTTTTCCATTATTTCTAATGAAGTTTGCAAAGCTTCTAATGTATATCTGTAATCCCACCATCTATGGTTCCATAAAACTTTACGAAATCTATAAATGTTTTTAAAGAACACTGGTATTTTATAACGAATTGTTTCATACGTTTTGTACCACCATGACTCGTGCATGATCAATTTTTTAATTGAATCACCGAAACTATCTGCAAATTTTACTTCCATAATATTACGTTTAGGAATTATATCTGATAAATAATAAAAGTTTCTAAAAATAATTATAAACATGTATACAAGGCAACAAATAGAAAAAGCTGTAAAATCAAAAAAATACCTTTGGTTTAATTCCAACAAAGATTATGATGTGAATATTGTAGGTATTAGAACTTCTAACACCGGTAAAAAGGTGACTAATGTCTTTGATGATTTTTTAACCATTTCATTTAGAATTGATGGTGTTTGGCAATATTTTATTTGGAATGCAACTACAGAGCCTGGTAAAAAAGGTATGTTAGAAGGTACAGCTAAAAATGGTGTTGCGAGACTAGTTCCTGGCCAATACCGAGGAGTTTGGGAAATAGACAAACATCAAGGTAAATATGAAGCTTTGTGCCAAAGAAAAGGAGATGTTATTGTTTATAGAGATGCAAACAAAGATTTAGTTTTTGATGAAACTAAAACAGAAACAGGTATGTTTGGTATTAATATTCATAAAGCTGGTAGAGATTCCACTTGGGTTGAAAATTGGTCTGAAGGTTGTCAAGTCTTTAAAAGAGTCAAAGACTTTGATCAATTTATGCAGATATGTAAAATGGCTGCCAAAGTTCATGGCAACCATTTTAGTTATACTTTAATAGAGTCTAAAGATATTATTTAGTAAAATAAAGAGCAGCTTCGGCTGTTCTTCTTTTTAAGAGACCTTCTAATTTTTGCTTTTCACCAGCCTCGTCAATAAGACCATCATTATCATCATCTTTACCATTATGTGTTCCATCAGCTTTGCACCATTTTAAAAATTCATCCTTAATAGTAGGATCATTTACGTTCTTATTTAATTTAACTAATAATGTACTTGTTTTTAATGCATTTGATCCAGTGTTATACACAAAACTAACCAAAGCATCAAACTGATTTTGATTAATTTTATCTTGACAAAAAACATCTACATACTTTTCAGATATTGCAACTTCGTGTAATAACATTTTAGTTGCTTTAGCTTCAGTTATATCTTTATCTTTTAAAGTAACTTTGGTACCGTCTTCATAAAAAGTACTTCCATAGCCTATCGTTGGAATTCCAGCTGGGCATAAATATGGTTTTAAAGAGAGTCCTTCGAAAGATTTGATTAGCTCTAATCCTTTCTTTCCAATTTTAGTTATTTTTTTCATGATTTATATATCATGAAAATTTGGGCTGTAGTGGGTGGATTCGAACCACCAAGAGGCAATTAGGTAAAGGACATTGCTAGCTTGTGGTCAATCCATTATCCTTACTTTATTTCGTTATCCTCACCTTCGAGACAGGAAGTGCGCGTCTGCCAATTTCGCCACACTACAGTGTTAAATTAATCTAAAAGTCTTCTGACCTTTTCACCTAATTCTTGATCATTAGGTGTGTCATTGATTAGTCTAGCATCAATTACTACTCTATTTACATTTTCATTTGCACCAAACTTTTTAGGTGCGCCGTAGTCTTCTGTTAATGAGTTTGATGTGTTGTAACATTTTGCGCACAATTGACCAACGCCAACTTCATAATACATTCTGGATTCTACATGTGTGTCTACATTAATACGAGTGTCGCATCCACACGAAATACAAGCTTCTGTTGCCATAATATTTGGTTTTTTATATCTTAATTCTTCACATCTCCAACAAGGTTCTTTATCTAACTCGTCCCATAGATGTCTATCGCACTTTGGCATTAAATTTATACTTTATTTTTAAGTGATTCGTTTTCTAATGTTGGTTCTAAAACATCTTTTTCAAAGTAAGAAAGCTCTGTAACTAAAGTGTCGATTCTTTCTTTCATTTTCTTAAACTCTTTGACAAAACCCATAGCTAATTCGATATTAGCAACTTTTAAATTGACTGCGAAATCTCCACCTCTGTAAAATTGGTTTGCGTATGAAGAGTAATTATACTTAATACCGATTGGCTCGTCTTTGTATGTTTTAGCATGCATCTCAAAGCCATGTGAATTGTTTAAACCTGACATACAAGGGTACTCTGGCTTACCTGAAATTCCTGCCATAAAGTGAATATAGTTTTTAACTTTAGTGTCTAGGACGTGTAAACCTAAGTCACAGGAAGAGTGCGGAGTATCTTTGAAAGCCAATGATTGTAATAAGTTAGCTCTTTGTAAAATGCTACCTGAAAATCTACCGGCTATCACTGAAATGTCTCCCGAATTTACAACTATTAAATCTTTATCTAGCATAAATGGATTACTAAAGTCTTCTAAGACCATAACTTCTGGCATCATTGCGATAACTACAGTTTCTTCATTATCGACTAAAGTTGTGATAAAATTCTCGTAGAAAATCCAATTGCCTGTTTTGTCAACTTCGGTTTCTATGATTTCATGCTCAATGTCATGTTTTTTAGCCCAAACTGCCTGAGATTTAATACAATCTTTGAAAATGTGCAAGTCATGCTCAGAACCTACTGTTATTAATTTGCTTTTCATATTTTAAATTTTATATCCTAATTCTTCTTGTAAATCTTGTTCTTTGTATTTTAAAAAATCTATTAGATTTTGTCTAATTACCCAGGCTTTAGGTCCACTGTTTTGTAAAGCGCTTAATAAATTATAAAAAACTTTGATTTTTAAAGATTGACCTTCTGGTCTAGAATACTCTACCTTTTCACCCCATAAGTGAAACCATGTTAAAGTTTCTCTTTGTCCTAATTCGCCGTGAGTATATTCTTCACCTGTTTCCCATGATCTCCATCTTAAAGTATCTCCCATATAAGTGTATGGAAATAATTGACGCTTTTTATAGTTACCATTATCTACAACAGCTGAAAGTAATCTTTGCTCAACAAATAATGGTTTCCAAAATATTCTAAGTCCTTCTGGAGCCCATTTAACAGGAGCTGGTTTTTTAGAGTTTTTAGTCATGAAATCCATAGCTAATGCGCAGTATTCATCTCTAAGTTTGCGATCATTGATAACAAATAAACCAACATTAATTGGTTGACATGTTTCTAAGGATTCCATTTTAGGAAACTCATAACCATCTCGCTTGCTTAAGAAATCTAAAGGTGGATAGTTTTTATGAAAGCGACCTTCGTCGTGTAAATAAATAATGCTTTCGTCTTTGATTTCAATCTTTTCTCTATAAATTAAATCATTGTCGATAAATGCAACTGGAAATTCTTCAACAGAATTCAAAACTTTCATTTTACTAGCTGCACCAAAATGTGGCCAATAGATGTCGTCTTTTTGTTCTAGAACGTCAGTATTAATATTATCATAAAGTTGATCCATACCTAAAGCTTCAAAAAACTTTAAGTCTTTTTTGGTAGTGTATAAGTGAATTGGACCATTGTGTTTTTTCCATTCAAGAGCAGAAAGTGTTTGAATCATCAAAACATGTTCTGAATAACTTGAGGAAGAAATTGATTTAAAAACGTGTATGCCTGTTAAATTCATGTATCTTTAAGTTTAGATGTTATATCTATCCTTTTTAAAAAGTTTACAATAAAAAAGCCAATCTTTCGATTGGCTTTTAAAATTAATTAAAATTAATTATTATCTTATTGGTTTTCTATTATGCGTAACAATGTTGTTTGCAACGAATAAGTCGATTGTTTCTACGTCAATTAAATAAACATTAACGCTTTTACCGTCTGGCATACGCTCGTTGTCTACACTTGTAATTACAACTTCATTAAGTTGACCGTCTAATAAAATGTCTCCAACTAAAAGTTCAGATGATTGAACAAACATATAAACTGTTTCTCTTTTAACCAAATGTACGTGTTCAGCTGTTGCTTTAAGCAATCCATTATTAACATTATAAACTGCAAATGCTTCTACTTTAGTAGCGTTAACTACAATAGTGTCTGCTATTGTAATATTTGGATTTGCAGAAGTCCATGCGAAGTGTAAAGTTTCATCTAAAGGTAATCCTTCAATACTAATACTTTTTAATGAATCTCCGGCGATTAGTTCTTCAATTTTTTTAGTTGTGCCATCAGCCATTGCAATTAAAGTTCCTTCTAATAAACAAGCTGATTGTGGTTGATCTGCAAAAGCTGTTCCATAAAATTCACTCATAGAGTCTGGTGTTGATGTCATACTAGCTGGATAATATCCGTATGGATTTGAACCGGTCATTACTCTAGATCTATTATACAAAGATACGTTAGATTGTGCTACGCCCATTTCTGTTGCTATTTGTCCCATGGAGATTGAACCTCCTGATGATAGTGCCATATTTTAATTTATTTTTTTTATACTTTATATATCTTACAAATTTTGTTCTAGGAAGCTTTTCATAGAAAAAATTCTATTATTAAATTCAGCTTCTGTGATAGACACATATTCTGTTGGATTTGAACTAATTTGAGTGTTCATTTGAATAATATTTGAATTTGCTAACTCGGTATACATCACTGCACACATATTAGCCGAGCCTTCGTGATTTGGATCTGTAACTACTTTAAATGTGTCAGTTTCTGAGTCAAACGCGTAAAATGCGTTATCGTAATTTCTTTTGTAAAATTGATATGCCATGATTTTAAATTTATGTTAGAATTTGTCTGTGTACGTTATATCGTGTTTTAGCTTGATATTGATCAAAGCTAGTAGAATATACATAATCTCCAGTTTGATCTGGAGATACGTTTGTGATTTGTAATTCTGCTAAATATGCACCTGGTCCATAATATGTATATGACACATTAAATATCGTAGAAACGCTAGAACCTTGTGGTATAATACGATTTCCTGGTAACAAAACAGTTTCCCAATAAATACCATTAAATGCATAAGTTTGTACAGCG